GTTATCGCTGCCGTCGTACTGGTAAACTGGAATGTATTGTGCATCAATCAGGTCTGTCATAAGGTTAGAACCAACGACCAAGTTCTCAGTCTGTGCCAACACAATAGCGTCGTCAAACATACCTGGGCACTCAGCAATTGTAATTCCAAGGAAGTTCAATTGACCGAACGCTTGGTTGGTAACCTGTGCGTTGTAACCTGTTCCAACTGAGTCGCCTGAAGTCAAGGCAGAACCACCCGCTGTTGCCAATGCTTGGCGGTACAACGCGGCTGTCTTAGAAGATACAAAGAACTTCAGGTCGGGCTTGGCCAAAATTCCAGACTTATCGGCAGCGGCTTTTTGGTACACTTCGCCAAATGACGCAATAACGTTAGTTGCGCTCAATGACGCAGCGGTAAACTCTGTGTAGGTTGCCCCTGCGCACGCTGAATTAGACAATCCGTCTTCGTCAAATGTTCCGTCGTTAGACAAGAAACCTTTAGTGAAGACTGACCCGCCTTTCCAAATCAGGTTCTCAACGCTTTCGGCTGTCTTAGCTGCGGTTTGTTCCATAACGAAGGCGCGGAACTCAGGCGTGCCCCAATCGCTTGTAGCGCGTGAACCACGCTGCGACACCCATGAAGGGAGCAACGTACCACGGCACAACTCCTCGTTGACTTTAAGGTCAGTCAAAGTCAACACAGACTCGTTCAGGGTAACGCTATTGCCGTCTTGGAACGCGCAGTTTGCGCCCTGAATAATGTCGTCTGCAATAGACGTCGTTTGAATGACGGCCTTGTTTGTAATTCCGTCCAATGTGCGGACGTAGTTCTTAGCAATTGTATCGCCCGACTTAACGGCAGGCGCGACAAATGGCAACACCAAATCACCTGCATAAGTAGGTGCATTCGGCGTACCAAAATTTGGATTCGCAAACGCCCGACGACGTGTGCGGTTTAGTGACCTGTAGCGGTTCATTTCATCAATTTATTTACCATGTTAGAAACGCGCTCCTTTACGCTGTTGCCTTCGGCTTGCAGCGCACCCGTAGCGACTGGGGCGTTTTTGTGTGGGTTAGCACTCAACTTTTGTGCAGCGGGCGCAGAACCCAACTCTTCAAGTTGCTTACGCATCAACGCAATCTGACGGCGCTGACGTGCAATAGTGTTGCGTTCACGGCTCATTTCCGTACGTTCCGTGCGACCACGGCGTGCTGCCCGACGCTTGCGGAACTCCGCGCGGTCTTCGCGTGACATACGGCTGTAGCGCGAACGACGTCCGCGACCCATGCGTGACTTGCGTTGGCGTGACGCCTCCACCTCTGTAGCTTCGGCAGGTGCTTCGGCAGGTGCTGCCTCTACCAAATCCATAGCCATTTGGTGTACGGCCTCGGCTTGTTCTGCGTTGAGTCCCATTGCGGTCAACGCCTCGACCAATGCAGTTGCAGGGTCGGCGGCAGGCGCTGCTTCCGCAGGCGCTGCTTCTTCTTCAAACTTCCTTTTGAACATTTGTTTGTTATTAAAAATTAGATGCCCTGTTTTATAGGGCTTCGTTTATTCATCAATACCCATCAAAAATTGAAGGGTCGTCTTTGACAATTACGTCGTTTAGTTTATCGGCCAATGGATGCCCCCATTCTTCAAGAATCAAACACCCGACAATGGATGCCCCGTAAATGTCCCAACGCAAGTCTTCCGCAATTGCCTTAGCGTACTTGTAGGTATCATATCCGCCGTTGTAATATGGCTCTAAAACTTTGGCTGCGACGTTGTAATTCACGTCCTCGAACAAGTCAAAAACCATGTCAATAGCCATTTGGTCGCTTGTCATTTCGTCCGCGTATTCGTTGGCTAATCCAACTTCAGCACGTGAAGCAATGTCTGTAATTTTTCTCATTTCACCCTAACGTTATTGTACCCGTAAATTTCATACAATTCGCCAAGCAAGTCGTCTAGTTCATACTCGTCAAGTGGGTACGTTGTAATCTGTACGTTGTATTTGTTTGTGTACTTGTATCGGTCAACATAGGTGTCTAAACCTGCGTTGTCAATGTCGCTCTTGACGTCCGTTAGGTCGTCGTGCTCCACAATAATAAATTCAATTCGTGCCATTTTATCTGCTTGCGTCCCGCACTTCGATAACGTCAAACCCTGCGCGAATAAGTGCCGCGTCAATTTCGTCTACGTCAGTCCAGTTCATGTTTTCCAAGTAAAGCCAAACGTCATTGAAATACTCTTCGGTGTAAAACGACCCACGCATTCCAATCGTGTTGTCTACTACGTCTTCAACGTCAACCCAATTTGCGTCGGCTACTACAATGATTGCGGTGGTAATTGCCATAACGTTGTGGTTTAGATGTAACGTTCTCCAAAGGTTTGTTGCAACATATCAAACAATTTGTTGGTCGCGTAGCTAGACAATGCGTCAAGTTCGTTGCTACTTGCGTCGTCCAACATTTCCTTCAATTCGTGGATGTATTCGACGTACAACAAGTCGTCGGCAAACGAAACGTCATAACCCAAGTCGTCGCCGTTTTGTGCGGCTCGCTCAATTTCTTTCTGCAGTTCCTTTAATGTGTACATTGTGTGGTTTTAATAATTACTTGAGTCCCAACGTAGATACTCTTCGTCTAGCCAAGCCAAGACTTCATCAATCAAATCCTGCTCGCTGCCGTCCAAATAATCTGCCGCCTCAAATAGAAGGTCTGTCGCTTTCTCATACCCATCCCACCCGCGATTGTTCAAAATTTGGTAGGCGGTAATGACCGCAAAGTAGGCGTCACCATTAGGCAATTCGTCTGCGATTGTTTCCAACCCATCAAATCCCTCTCGATTTAGAATATCCATTGCTTGTCTGCCGTTCATAACGTTGTGGTTTAGATAGGTGTGTACTCTACAATAATTTGAAAGCTATACTCTCCCATTCCTAGTTCAGTATCGAAAATATCCAGAATGTAACCCACGTTGTCGCGTATTACGTCCTTAATGTCTTCGGGGTCTGCGGGTTCAATGCCCTTGTTCTCAATGTAGCACTCTGCAAGCATTGACCTTTCGTCAAGGTAAAAGTCGAAAAAGTATGCCCCGCCACTGAAGTTGCGGTCAAGTTCCTTACACGCTGACGTTAGGTCTTGTTCTAATTCTTTGCCGTTGTAATATCCCATATCGTTGTGGTTTACAATAAGGTAAATATGAAGTCCACATATCCGTCGCCCGTTGACGCGTGAATTATATCTGCTCCCAAGTCATCCGCAAGGTCTTGCGCATAAAAAAGAACGTCCTCCTCATCGCCACGCACAACACTTGTTCGCACCTCCACATCTACGTCGCTGTCAACAACCAAGTCGTCATATCCAAGAATTGAAGGGTGTTCTTGGTACGCGTCAAAGAAACGCTTTTGAACGGGGTTTAATGCCCCGTACTCTCTGCTACCATATCCATACATATCGTTGTGGTTTATAGAATTGTCGCTTCGTATTCACCCTGCATATCAATTGCGTCGGCAACCTCAAACAATAGGTCTTCATACTTCATCCAGTCGTCGCTGTCTGCGCTAACCTGAATTTCGATAAGGTCGCCGAAATTGTCAAAGTCGTAATTCTTGTCGGCCTCTTGCATAGACACACCCACTTCGCTAAACGCGTCATACACGACGTCGGTCATATCAATAATGCGGCCACCTGCTACTTCTAAAATCATGTCTTAATGGTCTGTAATGTCAATGAAAATATCGTTGCCGTCCAACATAACATGAGGAACTAGATAACTAAATTCTCCAAGGTATTCCTCTAGCACAACTGACAACTCACTCATGAAATCGTCAAGGCGTCGTGGATGATAAGCTACTGGTTCGTTATTGTGCAAGATGCCGTAATCCTCAATAACCACGGACGTGTACCTACCACGCGAATCATAATCGACCCTTCCGTCAATGTGGTACAAGTCCATTACGTCTGACACCAACGACATAATGTATTTAATTTGGGTCGTATTCATATCGTCGTGGTTTAGCTGTATTGTTCCAGTGTTCCAATAGCAAGCAACAACTGGTCGATGTAGACTTGCATATTTCTGTCGGCGTTATCGTACGCCTCTGACAAATAGTCGCGTGCCTTATCTAGGTCGCCGCGCTCTGACGCTTTGCTTGCGTCCATCATTGGGTCGTAAACAGACGACACCAACTCAGGGTCAACGTTCAACGCAATTTCGCTAATGGCTTCAGCCAGTCCTTCGCCGTTTTCACCCCACGCGTCAAGGTTGTCATCAATAATGTTTTGTGCTTGTCTTTGTGCGCTCATGCTTTGTTGTTTTACTGCGCTCAATGTAGCACTTTTACGCTGTTTAGCCATACTCTTTGCGTATCTGTTTTTCAACAACGCCTTGTAGTAATTGACTTTCATAGCGTCCAACTCTACTGGTTCGGCCTCTGTTACCTCCTCTTCCTTCTCTTCAATTGCCTTTACTTCCCCGTCGTATTCTACCAATACCCCGTCGTACACTTCCAGTTCTACGCCCGCCTCAGTTTGGTATGTGCCGCTATCAATGCTTGTAGGTTCACCTTGTTCGTTCAATGTGTACACCTCGCACCCCGCGCTAAACTCTTCGCTTTCTGTTACAAGCACATCGCCGTTAGTCAAAGTCGCTTCAGCGTAGAAGTTGCGGCCAGTGACTTTGTTGTATAGCGTTTGCCAAAACGTCGGCTTCTTAGGTTGCGCCTTACTTAGCTTTTCTAGCTTGTCCAAGAAATAACCTTCAATGCTTAGGCCGCGTACATCGCCCGACTTAATCTGTTGCCATACTTCGTCGTTGTCAACTTTCGCGCGTACCATCCATGTGCCTTCGTTCAAATCGTTAAACCCATACAAGTTGGCTTTGTCCATCTTTGGGTCTTGGACAATCCACGACTCTACAACGCTGACACCCTCGACGGGTTCGGCGTGTTCGTATGTGTGGTTCAAATTGCGTTGCGACTTCATGTACAATTCGCTCGCCAGTTTACACGTTTCCTTGCTGAAGTAAACGTCGTATTCTTCGTTATTGGCTTCGTCGTAACGTACAATCTTAAAGTCAGGGACAAGTGCAGGTGCAATCAATGTGCGCTGCTCTTCATCAACTTGCGCTAATTGTACTACCCGCGACTTGCCTTGTTCCTTATTAAAGGCGACCCAATTGACTTCAATTGCAGGTTCTTTGACCAACGAAATTGCTTCGACACCAAATGCGCCTTCGGCTTCGTCAATTAACAACTCAATCAGTTTGCGGCTCATCACTATTCAATATAATCTGTTTACAAACTTGCGTTCTGTACAATGTTTCCGTAATCGCTTTCTTGCCCCTGTACATCGGACAAAACAACGTATGACCTAAACGACGTGGACTGACCACTTCCGCCTGTAAACTCATTACTAAAGTCTTCAGCTAAGTTAGGGTCTAGTACATTCTGCGGCGGCCTTGACCCGCCACCCCCGCCGCCTGCGCTTGGCGAAGGTATGTTGGCGGCTTTCGCTTCGTTCATAATGCTTTTGATTTGGGCAAACCCTGCGACTACTGCCCCAACCATAGTTGCAATATATATAGGCAAAGTAATTGGCGCGGCGGCAGTGGTGGCTGCGGCGGCTGCTGTCGCCCCTTGAATAGCGTTAGCCAAGGCCATACCCTGCTGTAGCAACACCTGCGTTATTGCCAACCTGCGTTCACGTACTGCCGCCTCTTCCTGAATGCGTGCAATTTCTTCGTCTGACGCACCACGTAGTTTTGCGTCAATAATGGCTGACTCCGTTTGCGCATCGCGCAAGTCTTGCAAACTATTTAGCGCATTACTAGTTGACGCCACAAAGTCTTGCACGGCGTCAAACTTTTGTTGCTGTATCGCTTTGTGGTCTGCCGCTTCTTTGTTGTCAATTTGCGCACGTTCGGCTGCACCCTGCGCGGCAATAGCCGTTAGGGTGTCTTGGTATTCGCGCTCAATTTGTTCTTGACTTTCGCCTGTTTGGTCTGCCAGTTCGATACGCTTATCCCGCGCTTCCTGCGCGATTTTGGTGCGCTCGTCAAATGCTGCCTGCACCTCGTCGCGCATACGCTCGTACTGCGCTGTGCGTTCGTCCATAGACAACAACTCCAATTCGCGTTCTAGTTCCGCGTATTCTTGCAGTTGCCGTGCCGCGCTTTCACGCGTTTGTTTTTGTAGGTCGTCTAGTTCACGCTGACGCTGTGCTTCTAATTCTATGGTATCGCGTCCGTACTCTTCGGCTAACGCTACCAATTTGTCATAGCGTTCGTTGACTGCATAAACCTGTTGCTCTTCACGCGTGCGCAATGCCTCGTCTAGCTTGGCCTGTTCGTTGGCAACACGTTCTTGAAGTCTTTTGTCTATTTGGTCTTCTAGCTGTTCGAGTTCAACGGCTTGTTTCTGCAACAACTTTGTGTACTCCTCGGCGCTCAACTGCGCTTCTTGCGCGTCGTTTCGTTCGCGTTCTTGTTTGCGTTCGAGGCGCAGTATTTGTCGCTCCTCTTCGGTCTTACCTACCTCTTCTAGGAAGTCTGCCGTTTCTTGTTCAATCTTTTCGCGGGCATCGGCGCGACGTTTTGCCGCTTGTTCGGCAGCACGACTCGCAGATTCTGCCTCTGTTTTTTCTTTACGTCTTTCGTCCGCTGTTTGTTTAGCTTGTTCTTGAAGGTCTTTGTATGCCTTCGTTTGTTCCGCTAGTACGGCTACCTGCGCTTCTAACTCCTCTTTAAGGTCTTTGTTCTGTTGTAGGCGTTCGACCTGCGCGGCGGCGATTTGTTTAGGTGTACGAAACGCTGTCATTAACCCCGTCTGCAAATCCGTTAAGTCGTCGGTCAACGTCATGCTGTCCTCCATTACGGCGTTGCGCAATTCTTGCACCTTAATTTCCGCTTGTTCCGCCTGTTGTTTTGCCTCCAGTGCGGCCTGCGCTTGTTTCAATTGCTCTTCGCGGCTTGCCTCTGTGTCAATGACGTTGCCCAAACTGCGGTTCAAAACGTCAACCGCGTTAGCTACTGACTGCTCTGTACTTGCTTGGTTTTGCAGTATCGCAATGTAACTTTCTGTTTCTGTGTTAAGTTGAACGTACGCCTGTTTTTGACTTTCCGCTATCTTCTCATTACGGCGCTGTTCTTCACTGCTCAATCCAATTGCGTCGCTAACCGCGTCCCAATTAGCTACTAGTTCTTCCAAGGCAATAATCAGTAGGCCAATACCAATGCTTGCCCACGCCGCTTTCAATGCCTTGAAACTTTTTGACACGCGTTGTACGCCACGTTCTGTACTCTTAAACGTGCGCAAAACACCTTGTAGGTTACGCGGCAAAATGCCTGTAAACAAGTCGGCTAACCCTTTCCAGTCTTTGGTCGGTTTTTTTGCTGCACGACTTGCAGTTTCTTGCGTCTTCTCCAAAGATTTACCAAAGTCGTCGAGCGACTTACGCGCCTCTTTGCTTTCGACCTTTAGCTGTACAATTAGTTCTTCAGCCATATTTCATCAACATTTTCACCTTATCCCACAAACGTGTATTCAAGTCATAGTACCCGTACCAATACTTGTACACCTTCCGCTTCTTATTAAACTTACCATGTTGGCCTATCTGTATCATTTGCGGCAATGACGCGCCAACGTCTTCTATTAGCTGTTTCATCCTAGTAGTAAGTAATCGTCTTGTATCAATATGTATGATTCGTCTTGCATAGCCATTGCCTTAACCGCACTCGTTTGTGTTTGGTCAATTACTCTAACCTCGGCTGTCACTTGAATTGTCCAGTCGCCAGTAATGCCCCCGCAATAAAAACGCACGTAGTTTTTGTCGTCAACTACTGCCGCCTCAACGCCAAAACTTAGAGGCGAAGTATCGCCAATGCGTGACGTTACGTCGTCTGCACCCGCCTTACTAGTCACAAAATCTATGCTGCGAATTACACCTGTCCACGTGCCAAACTCTACGTCGCCTTTGTTTGCGTCTGTTGTGTCTGTCGCTATGTACTCAACATTAAACCCTACGTTGACATTGGGCGGCAAAAGAAAGTGGTCAATGTTGTCTGAAGACTTGCCGTAGCTATACGTGCCCCCCGTGACGCTTGACGTTTCTAATTGAAAAGTAATGATTTGCGTGTTGTCGCTGTCGTCGACGCCGTACACGACTTGTCCCGCGCCAAAGTTCATGTACCCTAATGTGTCCTTCGACACCATGCCACCTTGGTTTTTCATGCCGCGAAACAACGCCGAATCACATTGTGCGCCAGTGTTGCACCTGCCCGTGTCTTCGTCCCACGTCCATGTGCCGCCGCCGTAGTAAAAACAACAACCATAGTTGCCCGCCAGTGACAACCCCTGACTATCAATAAATGTGACAAGGCCGTCGCATGACACCTCAATGTTTTGTACATCGAGCGTACACGTGCCTAATGCCTGTTCTACGTTCCCTGCATACACAAACTTTCTTAGTTGTGCCTTGCAGTTTCTGCGCTGTCCAACGTAGTATTCACGAATAGCGTCAATGTAGTATAGCTGTGTGTCAATGCGTATGACGTCGCTATAGCTTAGGTTACTAACGTCGGCTACATCCAAACGCACTTCGCACTCGACAACCCTTTGTTCTGTGTTGTATTTATCCCGCAACTCTCGGCCATACGCGGCCACTCGCAACCCCTGCCGCGTGGCATGGTCAACCCCATCCATTGAACCCATTTGATTGAAATACAATGTGCGGTTGCCGTACCATGCCTGCGGTATTGACGTGTATTTAATGCTTGCCTGTGCAAGTTGTGTCGTGTCGTTTGCGTTGTCGTACAATATCAGGTTGTCCTGAACGCCTAGATAGTAACTTTCTTGCTGTTCACCCCTGTACAATAAGGTAGGCACGTGGCCGCGTGGTGACGCGTCGTAACTACTTTCCTGTTGGTGTGCGTACAGAAAAATAGGTTTTTCACTTTGGTTAATGCCGTCGGCGTAAAAGTGGTTGTACGTGTTTACGCTGTCAGGCAATCGCCTAAAACGTGGACACGCAAAGTATTCACCTATCGTTTCGTCACCCTTAGCGTACGGCAAGGTGCTGCGAAATATCGCCCTGTCAAACGCTCCATACGTTTCGTTCCACCACTGCGTCGCGTACTCCTCACCCTCGGCACTTTGAAAAGTAATTTGTCTGTGCAGGTTATCGCCGTTGCCGCGCACAACAAAGGGCTTGCTGCGGTCTACCTTAGTTGACCAATCCTTAGCTGACGAAGGGTCGTCATTAAACAACTTCGCCCGTTCCAACAAACTCACTTCTTTTGTGTAGAAGTTCACATCTAGCGCCAGATTAAAACGGGTCATTAACGCCTCAAACCATTCGCCGACTTTTTCCTGACCAATACTTTGTGGAACGGCTAGGTAATCCGTATCGGCAATGTAGCTGTTAAGCGTAACAGCAAAGTCGTTGCTTTCAATTACAATTGGATTAGCTGCCGCCACGCCCTCCCAATGAAATTTGAAAACAATGTATTGACCTACACTTGCGGTGACAATTGTCGTGACTTCGTTGTTGTATTCCGACGTTCCTGAACTTTGGCCTGAACTAATACTAACCCATTGTATCGGCGTTTCAATTCCCTCTGAAAAGTTTAGGGCAGATACTCCTGTTTTGTGTAAGTCTGGTGTTGTGCCTTTTGTGTATCGCCAACGAATGGTAAACACGTACGTGCCAGTGTTGGGCGCTTCAAACCCTAATTGGGTAAATAAATTGTCAGGGTCGTACGTCGGTGTCGTAGCCGTATACGCCTCGATATTAAACCAATTTTCATATATCGACGTGCTTGTCGTCGTACTAGAACCATAAATTGAATAGATAACGTTGGTCGAAGTTCCCGTGCCCGTGTCCGTGACTTGTCCCTGTATTGATAACAATTGACTGCCTACCACCTGTGCCCCGTAGTAAGGTCTGTATGTTTGATTCTCAGGGTCAGTCAGGTAATACATTTTGTCGAAACGCGGCGTGTCCCCGCTTGTAGCCATAGCCCCTGCGGTCATGTTTAGTTCATACCCTGCGTACTGCATAACTACCTGCAACAAATAACTGACCTGCAAGGCGGGTACATGACTGCGTGCCGTCCATCGCCGCGAACCTGTCTGACTATTTGTTACAAAACCTTGCGTCAAAACATACGGGCTATAGCTTGCGCCTTCGGGCACGTCTTGATATGTGTCTTGTATTGGATACCACACAACATCTTCACCAACTTCGCCGTCCGTAATATCATACAAGGCAGGCGCAACGTCTGACCCGTGGTTGCTGCGCTTTACATTTTCGGCGGTCTTGCGGTGGTTTAGCGCCTGCGATATTGTGCCGTCAGGGTTTGTAAACACATCGACCCACGACGCGCTGCGCAACTTGCCGTAAATGTCTATAGTCGCTCCGTATATGACGCACTTGTATTTTCTTGCTTGTAAATCGGCTGACGTCACTTGCAAAACGCCTGCCAACACGCGCTCTCCGTTGTGAAAAACTACTACGTCCTCGGTTGTGTTGGCGTTGCCTGTGCTACCAATTTCACGAAAACGCATAAGCCGTTTGTCGTTGGTGTCGGTAAAGGGTAGGTCAAACGTTAGGGTGTGCGGCGCTTTACTGCGCCCTACCTCAGTCATGTCGGCCAACTCAAAGTTTAGCGACAAAGACAAGTCATTGACGTCAAGGTAGTAGAAGTCGCTATGCGGGTATGGTTTTGAAGCCGTCGGTTTCAGTAGTTCGACAATAGCAATTTGCAACATTACGCAAGCGGTGTAGGTTGGTTACTATACTCGATATTGAACTTGTATTCAATGACCTTTTCTGTTTCCTTGTACATGAAACTAAACGACGTGTCAGTAATAATTACTGGGTAAAACGCTGCTTCGTGGTCTGTGCCATTGCCCTTGAACCTTGTTGCTAAAACTTCGCGGCTGACTAACATCTGTTCTACCAGTGTGTTTAGGTTCTCGTCAATGTGTCCAGTAGCTACCCGTAGCTTACGACTAACATTGGTTGCCGCGCTAACTCGACTGCGCTTTAGTGGGTCGTCCAACACTAACGCACTGGTAGCGTTAGCCGTGTTGTAATTGCCTGTGGTTTTGTTGTAGGTGTTGCGCGTCATTTCCATAGACTGCTCGACGTAGGCAAAACAACTCAGGTAGTCATATCCGCCTAGCTTGTTCAAAAACTTCAATTGTATTGGTGTCGTGCACCCATCAATGTTGTTGCTTGACGCACGCAACAACCGCACGTATGACGCGCCTTCAGGGTTTTGAAGCCCGTCTTCGGCATAGATTCTAATTTCTGTCCACGACCCGCTTGTAATCAAACCCCTTAGCGTGCTGCCGTAGAAATAGTTGCCGCCGCTATCTTTTAGGTTGGCAATGTCCCATGCCCCGCACGGCAACTCACGCACTACCTCGCCGTCGTTCTGTGTGCCAAAACCACTATACGCAACGTCTTGCAACGTAATACTAAACGTTTCTGAAATTGCGAACGCCGCAACGACTAACACATTTATGCGGTCTAGCGACACGTCAAATTCAGAACCTGCCGTGTTGTTTGTCGCCAAAAATGAAACGCTGTACCTATCGTTGTCTGATATGTATGCTACCTGTGTCGGCGTGTTCAGAAAAATGTTGAAGGGCAAAGTTGGTCGCATGGTCAGGAACTTACCCGACGTGCCGTTAATAACATAGTCGTTCCAAGGGCTGTCGGCGCTACCAGTAAACTCATTCAATAAACTACCTGCAATGACGTAATGGTATGAACAAGTTTCTATTGTATCGCTGCCGTTGTCCGTTGTGCCCCAACATAGTTTGACCTTAAACTGGTTGTTTGCCGTCGGCGCTTTGTTCGCGCTATCCCATGTCGTTTCGTATTCGTCGCTGTTCAATAACGACTGCTCAAGGTAAACACATCCCGACAACACGTTGCGCAGATTGAACACCCCAAACCCTTCGGCGTTAGGAAACGAACGAATGGTAGTAACTAAATGCTCCTCGAAGTTATCGCTGCGGTCATAGCGGTAAACCTTTACGAAGTATGACGGGTTGGTCATAGTACCTAACGACGACTCAAACGCACGAACGGGTTGGTTGTCGTATGCCCACAAAACTACCTTGTCAGGTTCGCGTATATCGTATAGTGTGAAGGCCATTAATTACTTAGGTTAAAGTTGACTTTAATGTTGTTGACTTTGCGTTGCAGCACATTGCCAATCGCTGCGCTAATGTCTTTGGCGTATGCGTTTTCTAGAAGTTTCTTGTAGCGTGTAAATTGCGCTTGAATAGTAGGCATTAAAAAGGGCGTTGGAGCAATACCATGCAGGTAAACGTTGCGGCTAATAACATAGGCCATGCCGTCGTACGACATAAACCGACCTGTCTTTTTATCGTTCCACTGGGCTACGGGCTTGTCTACAATCCACTGCCTAATGCCCCTACGCAGCCCGCCCACCTCGCCGCTACCTGTGCCAAACTGAAACGGGCTGTCAGGCGCTTTGTTGCTTGTCAGTGCCCCACGCACGCCTTTCTCCACAAATACCCAATACGGCGCATTTTCCATAGGCCACGTAACTACGGCGTTGCCTTGGTCGTCAACGGACACCTCATGTTCAATGCTATCGCTTAGGTTGCCCGTGCTGTTTTTGCCTGCCTTGTCCAGTATTGCCCGCGCCGTTCTAGACACAAACGCCCCATAGCTATTCAGTGTTTGGTAAACCTTGTTTAGCTTGACACGCTCGTCGCGTCCTAAAATGCTCACCTTTAATTCTAAAATCATTCAAAAGGTGCTTCGCATAGGTTCAGTGGTGCGGGTACATGAATTGTAAACGTAGCCGACCAACCCGTAAGTAGGTTACTGAACTTGCTTGTAAACGGCTGACAATCCACGGGCATTTCAAAAGCCCATGTTTTATTTACCCTGTTGTCTGCCGCCGCACTAACGGCCAAACTAAACTGCGCCACTACGTCTTGCATAAGCAAAAACGTTTCGGTGTACACGTCTACTAGCGTGTCGGTCTGCTCTTCAATTACTAGGTCTGCTACTATGACTTCATACCTGTACTGCACATATCCGCTGTTAATCTGTGCGCCGCTACAATTGGCATACAACAAAGGGTATTTGTCAACACCTATTTGTTCAATGTCTAGTTCCTGCGTGCTGTTGGTGTGAAACGCCTGTAGAATTTCGTGTGCGTCTACAATCGTGCGAAACGTCAGGTCAATGTCTTTAAGCGTTTCCATTGATTTTTATGCTTTCAGTTAGCTGTAGGTCGATTTCGTAGGCAAGGAAAGTAAACGCCTCAGTAATCAATATACGGCTGACCGCATCCAGTTGTAGTAAGTCCCCGTTAGCCAAGCGGTACATTACTCTGTACCATCCCCATTTATCCCTAAACTCCCGTTTGCCCTCTGATTGTTCCACACTTGTGAATAGAACGGCATATCTATCGCAAAGGTTTCTGCGGTATTCCAAAAAAAAAGCATCGCACCTACGGCCAACGTCATAGGCATTTCACGCATTAACGCCACCCTATCTTCATCAATTGTGTAGTCCTCAATTTTGTAGTGGCCTTTGATATGTTCAATGACGGGTCGATACATGATAGCTAACGCCCTGTCTAGGTTTTGCCATAGGTCGCCCTTCGTGCAGTGCATTTCAAGGTCTACATATTCACCAAAGGTTAGTTTAGCCCAATTCGGTATAAACCCGTATTGGTTGCCTTCAACCTCAAATATCTGTACCAACTCGTAATGTTCCTTTGGTTCTTCCTCTACCCACTTTAGGCGCTGCACAATGTCGTTATAGCTTGCGTTGGTCAGGTAATCTACCTCTAATTCATTCAAATCGCAGAACGCTGTAATCGCTACAACGGCCTTCTCTTTGTCCGTGCGTGCGTGTTCAATGCTCTTTGTGTAGTGTTGGTACTGACCAATAGTAATGTCCTCCCAACTTTCGGGTATCTTAATTTTCTTGTTCATGCTATGACGTAATGGCCTGTGCGGTTGGCTAGTTTATTTAGGCACACGTAACGCGTTGCGTCTACGGCGTGGTTATACAAATCTACTGGTTGTCCCATCAACCTGCCGTCTTTATCGGACTTCCATTTGTAGTTGCGAAACTCTTTGTTGACGTTGACACTATCGGCCTTGACGTACAACTTGCGGCGGCGCATAATATCAATGCCCGCCCGTACTGAGTCTGCACCTTTCTTTGCGGGCTTGACATTGAACCCTTCGCGTCGTAACTCCTCAATGCTTTTTGGTTCGGCGCTGTCGGCAATTACTTCGTCACTGCGCGTTATGCCTACGTCGCGCATATACTGGGCTAAGTCTTGGTTGGTCATACCTGTTTCATACATGACCTCTTCTATATAAATGTCGCCCTGCCTATCGCCTAGAATGTAAACTGCAACAAGTGCCGTCGGGTCAGTAGCGTACCCCCAATCCAAACCATAGGCCAATAGCTTTGCCTGTTCAGGTCTATCCTTGTACGTGTGTGTTACAAAAACATTGTCACGGCTGACGCCCTTCTGACCCAACCCAAACACACGCCAGTAGTTTTCGTCTGTGTCTTTGAGGCGTTCAATTTCCGCAATGGTCTGTGCATTCAGAAACGGGTTGTCTTTGTATGTGCTAATAAAAAAGTTGGCGTCGTCCCTAGGTATCAATTCGTCGTATATGTACGAATACTCCATTGACGGGTTGAAGTCACAAATGAACTTCTCTGTTGTACGCATAAGCAACTGGTACGTTTCGTCCCGCGACAACTCGTTTATTTCGTTGACGTAACAAATTTGTCTTTTGCGTCCTCGTATTCTGTCGGGTGTGTCTACGCTAATAAACTCCCACATATTGCCAAACAAGTAATACGTCTGCTCGGTTTTGTTGTGGTTCTTCTCAGTGTACCAACCCTGACTTGTTAGCACCTCCACAAAGTCACGCAGCACTGACCCGCGCAAACTAGGAAACGTCTTGCGTACTACGCTAATTGTCCAACCTGCATTCGGGTTGGCCGCGCACCACTCAGCCAATACCTGCACACAACTAAACGTCTTGCCACTACGACTGCCGCCTTGGTGTATAGATAGGCGTTTCTTGCAACTCTTTAAGTCGTAGTATGTCTTGGGCTGCGTCACTCTTCCTTGCCCAAATTGCTTTCTTTTTGGTCTGTGCGTTCTAGCACTTCGTCAAACCATGTCGGCGTTGTTGGCTCTACGTCCATGCTTACTTGCAATTCTTGTTGCTTGGGCATAAAGTATGGCATCAACCCGCCAAGTGCTTTTAGGTACTTCTCGCTTGACTCGGTACGCAACGCGTCTAGGGCGTCCTCGATATGCTTGACCTCGCCGTTCATAATAGACACGAACAACGCCCGCGCTTCGCTGCTCACTTTATCCTGCGCCCCCTTTGGTCTACCCTTTGGGTTGCCGCTTTGTCCTT